CACCGCCTGCGCGGCTGATGGCTTGGCGCAGTTCTAGCTGGTACTGCCTGAAATCTTCATCATAGGTCAGGCCGTGGTTCTGCTTGAACCGCCAGGTGACGCCCATCTCAATCAGTGTTTCATCTAGGATGCCGATATCTGTGTCTGCCGCCATAGCGGCCTGTGAGGTGCCGCCGCTGCTTTGATTCCAGTGACTGCTGACATACTCAAAGCCAATAGATTCCGCTGATGTTGGTGTCGGCGTGATGTCAAACTTGAGGACATTGCTTGACGGCTTGAAGCGGAACTTTTGCGTAATGCCTGCGCTGGCTGTGCCATAGCGATCCTGCTGGAACTGCTGCGGCGTGATAGGCCCGACCATTTGATCCAAGTCGGTGCGGTTGTACATTGTGCTGCCCACAGAGCGGTCATAATCAGTGGGCAGATCGTAACTCTGCGTGCCATTGACGGTATTGAAGGTGTGTTCCTTCAGCAGCACCGGCCAGTTGTTTGAACGCATCAGTTGCTTGCCCTCACGGTTGATGAAGGCGAATAGCTGGCGTGCAATCGGGTCTGTGTTGCCAACGACAGTTGACGGACGTTCAAACCCTGTGAAGTCAGCTACGTTCTGCGCTATCGTCAGCAGGCTCATCTGGCACCTCTGTCTGGGTTTTCGCAGCAGCCACCTCTTTAACAAGTGATGCCTTTTGCTTGTCAGCGGCCACTTGCAGGCTGGCTATCTTGGCCAGTTCTACATACGGCTCACCGATGTTTCTAAGGGTCGTTTCTTCAGCAGCGGCAAGCTGCTCAACAGTTTCAATCTCGTTCAATTCCAACTCACAGCGGCGCGGCTCAGTCATGCCTGGTAATTCTGTGAGCGCTTTGCCCTTGGGCTTTTTCTTCTTCGCCTTCTTCTTGTAAGCGGCCCAGTCGTCTGGGAAACGTGCGATATCTTCAGGCCGAACCGGCCCTTCCCACACATCGCGCACGCCAGCAATGGAAATGCGGCAAAAGTCACGCATGTCGCCATTAAGTTCGCGCGGAAAAAAAGTGCCTTTGACAGACATTATAAAACTCCCGTTTGTTCAAAAAGAATGGGGGCAAGACCGTCGCCCTGCCCCCTTTGTGCTTACAGTGGGAATGTGCAGATAATTTCCTTATCTGAAATATCCCCAGCAATAGCGCAGATGTTATCGGTGGCTGCTGATGCAACATCTAGTGTGCCATCAGCGCTGCCTGTTGGTGTCAACGGATCACCGTCAGCACCAGCCGTGAGCGCAATGGTCAGCGTTGCTACCCCAGTCACCTGGAACCAGCCATATTGACCATCCGTCATTACTGCCTGAATTACACCCGCGCCGATTTCTACGGAATCGGACAGATCGCTGGTAACCTTGAAGGTCTTGTAGCCATCCAGAGTGTAATAATAGGCGACCTCACCAGCGACTGCCGCCGTACCAGCAGAACCAGTATCATACTGAAGATACTTGTACATTCTGGTGCCATTGGTGTCGTCAATGATTGCGCCAAGCTGACCCAACTGAAATTCAGGAGTGTCAGCAACTGATGTGGGGTCAATCCCCATTACTGCTGCTAAAGACATAACAGTTCTCCTTCCTTTAAGTGTGGATCACGCCTTGGAGAGCGCGGTTTGAACAGGTCAGGTTTCCTGACCAGAACATCGTGATGTTCGCCTTGGCTCGTTAGGCCAAGACCGCCTTGCGGCTGCTTATGCTTTCACATAAGACCAGACTATATCATCACCCTGATTACAGGGGCTGTGCGCTTCGGGTCACTTGACCCTACTCCCTTGCGGGATAGTCGTTGCACCTTCCTCAATATGAGGCTTGGCTCAGGATTGCCCACGCCATCATGCGTTTGGGTATCCCCTGAATTCACACAGTTCTTCATGTGCAGATTACTCTGCAATGGCCCTAGTGGTATGTATAAGGCGTTACCATAGCGTCTTGGTTGACGGACATCTTTGCTTCACCTGGAACGAAATCCCGTGACGCTGCTACCTCAAGTCGGAGGTAATCAGTATTTAGGAAGTACATTCTGTTTGTGTTCGCAGCCGAATCAAAGACCACATCACTATTCAGATACTGAACGCTGGTGAAACCAGAGTTGGCCAGATCGTCACTGGTGATGCGCTGGATGGCCTGAAGGCTACCCAGAAACGCCTTGTAGGCATTGGTTCCAGCCATCACAAGGTCAGGGCTGTCAGCGCCTCTGACCAATTGCAGATAGATGTTGTTCATATCTGCCTGGACGTTGGCTGTACTGAACGCGCTTGACGTTGCAGTGGTTTGGACATTTTGCCAGAAGGTGTAGGTGCTTGAGTTGATGCCACCCACTGTGCCGGTGCCTGCATCAGCCACGATTAGCTGAAGACCACCAACCTCTTTGCCACTTGATCCTGTACCATCAGAATAGATCGATGTGGACAGGCTGTTCATCATCGACTTTTCAAGCACGTTGATGCGTGCCTCAAGCAGATTGATGATGGCCTCTGTGCCAGAGTTTTTGACTTGCTCCAAGCCAGAGATGGTGACGTTACCGGCAAGCTGCTTATACTCAAAGACAGCAGCCGACAGCACGTCTGATGGTGAGACATCAAGTGTCTCATAGCCTGAATAAAACTGAACTGTCTTACCAACTACGGCTTTCGCCGCCAGCTTGCGCTGTTTGTGGTCTGGACTTTACCTTTGCCCTCAACTGAATGGTCGGGCATCCCCTGTCAAGTCTCTGCACCTTCCCCTTGCGGGGCTTGGCTCAGGATTAGCATTTTAAAGCCTTCCCTGAATTTAAGGGAGTTTCAGCAACCTATTACTAGGCTGCTAGGCACATTTGTTTACCGTTGTCAGCATACTCAAGTTCACGCACAATATCGCGTCCTGTGACGGACGTTTGATTGCCGTTTTCGCGTAGTCTACGCAGCAACGCATTGTGGTTGCTTACGTTGTCAGAAAGCGTCCGGCTACGATTTCGCAGCGTGGTCGTGACGATTTCTGAAAGATTCGGGCTGGCCATTGGCTAGCTCCTTCCATTTTCCAGTTGTCTAATTGACGCATTGATTGTGTCACGAATAGACGCATTGGCTGGTAGCGCTGGCGCGGCTGGTGTTGCACTGCCTCTGACTTTTGACCTGGCTGCTTTTTTCGCTTTCTTGACCGCCTCTGTCTTCACATTGTCTTGCGACTGTGCTGCGGCCATTGCCTTGACTTGCTCTTGGCGCAGTTCTGGATCGGCATAGACCGCCATCTCATACGCTGTGTTCAAGTCTTTGGCATTCTCAGAACTGATCAGCGTTCCCATCACGCCGCGCACTCTTTCAAAATGCGGGTGTTTAGGATTGCCGTTTGCATCAGTTTCTGCTGCGAATTGGTCAATCAGTGACTGCGTGCTGGCCTGTACCTGGCTCTGCTGCTGTGTCTGTTGATTTTGTATAAAGCCAGTTAGCTGGGCAACTTGCTGCTGTAGGGCTTTAACTTGCGGGTCTGCATATTCATCCTCAAGTGCTGGATCGTTGCCGATTGCACCCACATCCACGCCATACTGGTTTGCAAGCCAGTTAATAGCGTTTGCAGGGTCTTTGCGCAGATAGTCATGAGCAGCAAGCAGTTGTCTGACTGCTGCCACCTCATCCATACCAGCACGCTCAAAGTCTGCTTTGTGCGGCTGCATGATTTCATCAAACGCTTGCTGTCGCTTCCTGTATTTAGCGATTTCCTGCGTTTTGCGTGTATAGTCGCCTTCAAGGTCTTTATAGCGCTCCATGAACATATGCTGTGCAGCAGGCTCAAGCGCTTCAAACTTTCCTGCAAAATCTTTGGGCCAATGGTTAGGCGCGGCCAGCGCCTCTAGTTCATCTTCTTCAGCTTCCGCTTCATCCGGCTCATCAACCTCTGCATCCGGCTCATCAGGCTGTTCATCTGTCTGTTCATCTGGCTCTGGAGGCTCTGGTAGCGTGTCAGTCTCCTCAACCTCATCGGCTTCGCCCTCAAATGATTGTAGTGTTTTAGCAAGTGTCTCTGCGACTGTTTCGGGCCTTGCTGGCTGCGCGGCTGGGATGGAGGCATCGGCCTCAACACCAGCGTCAGTGCTATCAAGCTGCATTTCAGTTTGTGTCATTTGAAAAGATGATTTTGTTCATTCCCTACTTCAACAAAGTTGTTGCGCCGCAAAAACTCGCGGTGCTGTGAACGGCTGGTGATCCAGCCCCGATCCTTCATGTTTTGATACGGTTCGATGTCCCTTAAAATGGAAACGCCGCCCTTTGGGGCGGCGCTTGCTTTGGGAACGATCTTGCCGTCCCGATATACATATGTGGTCATCTCATCAGCATCCCTGCCGCCATCTGGCGCATTTCTGCATCCATCTTTCGGCGCGGCTTTTGAAAGGTGCCGATGGCCTGCATGATTTCTGGGAATATCTTGTTCATCACGCCAGCAAGTGGGCTATCCAGCGCCTCGCGGATGATTTCCTTTTCTTGCTCTGACAGCGCCTGATAGGCGTCATCAGCGCGATCCATATCAATTTCAATCATGCAAAATCTCTAGGGTTGCCAAACAGGTTTAGATTTGGTGCGGCCTGGTCAGGCATGGTCATGTTCCGCGTTTGCAGCAGATCGACCAAGGTGCCGCCTGCATAGCCATATGGCTGGAACAGGTTGTTTGCGCCGCTGTAGAGGTAGAAGGGATTACGCAGATAGTTGATTGCCAGATCGTCGATTTGTTCTGGCGTGGTCGTGCCTGGGTCAACCGGCTCTGGTGCCTGTGTTGGCATAGGGCTATCATCAGTGTCCTCGCTGGACATTGTGCCGGTGTTGCCGCGCACCAGAGTCTGGAACGGCCCAACATAATTAGGGTCTGGCACACCGCTATAGACGACGCCACCAAAGCTGTTCATGCTCAAAGTGCCTGGGCCAGCTTGCACGCCCGTCACAGCACCTGTATTGGGATTTACGGTGCCGGTGCCTGTTTCGCGCGCCATCCGTTGCAATGTTCCCACATTGAACGCAGCCGCATCAGCAGGGTCTGGCTGGTTGGTCAAAGCGCCTAAAGGCCCACTTGTCAAAAGCGTACCAATACCCGTACCAGGTGCGGTGCCGCCATAAAGTTCATCATACGCATCAGCAAAGAATCCGCTGGCAGGATCATTGCGCCCAGCAGCACCAGGCACGCTGTCAAGGATTTCACGATCAATGCCGCTGGCAATGGATTCGTTGGCAGCGTTTTCAATTAGCTGGCGTGCCATTTCAGCGCTGTCATTGACTGGTGGCGGCGCTGCTGTAACGGTCGCTGGTGGTGCTGGCGGGACTTGGGATATATCAAAAAGGTCTTGGCCGCCTGCGTTCAACATTCTTAGGGTGCCGCTAGGGCGTTGGTTTTGTCCTGCAACCGCTGTTGGGGCTGGCGTTGGCGGTGATAGATCGGCTCTTCCGCGACCAAACTCAACTTGCGTAGGCGGCGGGATATTCGGCCCATCATCTTCAGGCGGCAAAATCTGACGCGAGGCATCAATGACGTTGGTTGTGCCGCGTACCAGTGGGCGTCCACGCGCATCTGTGCGTGCTGGTGTTGCGCTGGCACGCGCACGGTCTGCTGCGCTACCGCCATCATCACCGCCACCGCTAGATGAACCGCCATCGCTCTTGAAGCAGATGCGGTTTTCAATCAAGTAACTGCGAACCATCCCTTGCCCTTCGTGATACGGTTTGCGCGTCCCAAGACGCCTTGGCCGAATATTGAACGCAGATGGTCGCGGCCTTCTCTTACCATCTGCCGCACGCCGCCATAGGGCGCGAGAAAATCAATCAGCCACAGATTGTTGCCTGCCTGCCAATCATCCGGCTGCAACAGCCTAGTGCCGTCCCAGTATCCTTGCTGTGCTTCTTCATTCAGCATCGCCCAGGTGACAAAGCCGACAGGATTGCCTTCAGCCTCCCAAATGCGGAACTGCTGAAGCGCTACCGGCGGCAGGATCAGGCGGTGAATGTCATCTACGGTGTAGTCGCAATATTCATCCGACTGGCCCATCAGCCAGGTGATTTTGCCGACTGCTTCAGTGTTTTTCATCCGTTTGTCACCACTTTGGCTGCGTCAATCTCCAGCTTTTGCTGCTTGAATGCTGCGTCTTGTGCTGCCTTCTGCTGGTCAAGTTCTAGGCGTGCCACCTTCACTTGTGCATCTGCTGCTGCCTGCTGTGTCTGCGCCTGCACCTTGGCGGCTTCGACCTCTACCAGCTTGTCTGTCGGGCTTGGGCCCGACTGCGGTGCTTGAATGCTCTCAAGGCTTTCTTCTAAGTCGCGTGCGCCAGGAAAGGCTCGTGCTGCAAACAGCAGCATTTGTTTTGCCTG